ATACGTCCACCAAAGCCAGCAGACAGGGCAGGTTATCAGTGGAATTGGAACCACTCTGACAAGGCTTGGGTGGAAGGAAAGTTTGCGACAACGCAGGACGTTGTTGTTGAAGTTGTTTCAATGCCCGCTGATTCCATTGGCGGCGATTCGCTTGGGGCCGATTCCGTATGATTATCAAGCTAGAGCTTTCCATCGAGGAAGTGAATCAGATCCTGACCACGCTAGGGCAGTTGCCGTACGCACAGGTAGTGAATTTGATTGACAAGATCAAAGCCCAAGGGATGCCACAGGTTCCTGATAGCAGTGAGTAAGGCCATCGTAACGGCCAAGGGGTAATCATGTTTGAACTACTTGGCGGCGGGTTGATGGGTTCTATCTTCGGCGGCCTGTTCAGGCTTGCACCGGAAGTGTTGAAGTTCCTCGACAAAAAGAACGAACGCCAGCATGAGCTATCCATGTTCCAGCTTCAGACCGACTTGGAAAAGATGCGCGGTGAGTTCCGCATGGAGGAGAAGTATGTTGACTACTCTATCCAGCAGATGGACACGATTAAGGAAGCATTTAAGGAGCAGGCTGAAACGGCTAAAGCAGCGGGTTGGTTTATGGCATTTATATCCGCTTCAGTTCGTCCCGGTATAACTTGGTTTTTGTTCTTTATGTACGCTGGGGTAAAGGCAGCCGCAATTATGCTGGCATTTCAAGCTAACGCTAGTTGGGCAGAGGTACTGGTTAAGAGCTGGGATGAAGACGATTTTGGAATGCTATCAATGGTGCTTTCATTCTTTTTTGTTGGCCGCAGCGTAGAGAAGTACCAGAAATCATGACCAAAAAAATTCCTATCAATTGCAGCCATTGCGGCAGATTGTTTGAGCGTAAAAATGGCGGGAGAGAAAAGCAATGCTCTACAGCCTGTAGGTTTTGGTCTAAGGTAAGTTGTGCTGAAAATGGTTGTTGGGAATGGCAGTGGTCAGTTTTTAAGCAAACAGGGTATGGGCAGTTTGCGCTTGATTCAAAAACCCCGGTTAATGCTCACCGTATGTCATGGGAGCTTGTGAACGGAACTATACCTACAGGTTTGCACGTTTTGCATAAATGTGACAACCGTAAATGTGTAAACCCTGAGCATTTGTTTTTAGGGACGGATAAAGACAATATGCTTGATAAAAAACAAAAAGGCAGGACTTCAAGGTATTGGCTTGGTAGAAAAATGCCGGAGAGTATTCTTAAAAAACGCTCTGATAGCATGAAAAAATATTGGGCCGAGCGTAACCGGCTTGATTCATGAATGAGGCCAAGAAGCTTTGCAAAGATGTACTGATCAAGCCCTTTGAAGGGCTGGCAAAGCGTCTGCCTGATGGAAGAGTCCAAGCCTACCCAGACCCTGGAACCCGAGGACATCCTTGGACTATCGGATGGGGAGCCACCGGACCAAACATCAATCCCGAAACCATCTGGACAATTGAGCAGTGCGAAGATGCGCTACATCACCACGTTGAGTATTTTGTCCGAGGTTTGGTAAAACTATCGCCTACCATTCAGGACGCACTTCCCCGACGCATTGCCGCTGTGACTAGCTGGGTCTACAATTGTGGTCTGGGAAACTATCGGGTGTCTACGTTTAAACGCCGCATTGATGCAGGGGATTGGGATGGTGCAGCAGACCAATGCATGTTGTGGAATAAAGCTGCTGGCCGAGTGCTTCCGGGACTTACCCGGCGCCGAGCGGCAGAAGCTGCCTTGATGAGGTGAGCCGTGCCACTTTCAAAAATTCTATACAAGCCAGGAGTCAACCGAGAAAACACGCGATATACCAGCGAAGGTGGGTGGTATGCCTCGGAGAAAGTTAGATTTCGCCAAGGGTCTCCTGAAAAGATAGGCGGGTGGGCAAGGATTTCTTCCAATACCTTTTTAGGTACTTGCCGAGCATTAATAAATTGGGTCACGCTGACCGCTAATAACTTGATGGGCGTAGGCACAAGCTCAAAGTATTACATTGAAAAAGGCGGTGTTTATTTTGATGTAACTCCACTTAGAGCCTACAACTACACAACAACGCTTACGAACCCGTTTAATACAACAAGCGGATCTAACGCCATTACAGTAGATGACGTAGGTCACGGTGCTGCGGCGGGTGATCTCGTTTACTTCACCGGCGCAGTGGCAATTGGTGGTATACCAGCATCAGAGTTAAACAATAGGCATGTCATTACTTCCATTACAAGTGCAAACGCGTATGTAATTACGGTCACGACAAATGCCTCATCTACTGTTACAGGAGCGGGAGGTACAGTCACCGCTGAATACTATATAGACGCTGTTTTACTTGGAGCCAATCCTTTTGCAACAACCAGTGGGTCAGCAACGGTCACTGTGACAGCCACAGCACATGGCGGTCAAACTGGAGATTTTGTTACTTTTTCAGGCGCTACAACCGTAGCTGGATTAAACCTGAACAGTAATTTTCAAATCACAGTTACTTCTGTCAATGCGTTTACTATTGTTGCTTCGTCTACTGCTTCAAGCACCACTTCGGGCGGTGGGTCTGCGGTACGCGCAGCCTACGAAATAACTATTGGCCCTGCGGCGCAAGTGCCTCAAACAGGATGGGGGGCAGGGGCTTGGGGTTCAGGCACCTGGGGTGGCGTAGGTGTTTTTGTGGCCGATGCGCTAAGGATGTGGTCGGCTGCGAATTTTGGTGAGGATCTTGTCTTTGGCCCGCGAGGTGGTGGTGTTTACTATTGGGACGCTACGGGCGGTTTAAACGAAAGAGCAGTAAACATTGAAACCTTACCCGGTGCTACAGACGCGCCAACTATTCAAAATCTTGTTTTTGTTTCAGACATATTCAGGTTTGTTTTTTGTCTTGGCTGTAATGATACAGGAGACAATCAACAGGACCCGATGTTAATACGCTGGGCAGATCAGGAATCGGTAACAGACTGGCTACCATCAGCATCAAATCAAGCGGGGTCGCTAAGACTTTCTCATGGATCAAAGATTATCGCCGTAGCTCAAACAAGACAAGAGATTCTTGTTTGGACAGACACGGCGCTTTATTCTGTTCAATATCTAGGCGCACCGCTTGTTTGGGGCGCACAAATGCTGGCAGATAATATTTCAATTATTAGCCCAAATGCAGTATCTGTTGCTAATGGCGTTGCTTATTGGATGGGCGTTGATAAGTTTTATTTCTACGATGGACGGGTGCAAACATTAAACTGTGATTTAAGACGACACATTTACCAAAACATAAACACCACTCAATATCTTCAATACTTCTCAGGAACAAACGAAGGTTTTAATGAAATCTGGTGGTTTTATTGTTCATCTTCCTCTTCCAACATAGATCTTTACGTTATCTATAATTATCAAGAAAAGATCTGGTACTACGGTTCTTTAGCAAGAACAGCTTGGAGTGATTCGGGTATGAGGGATTACCCACAAGCTGCAACTTACAGTAACAATATTGTTAACCATGAGTATGGGAGCGACGATAATGTTTCTGGAGTTCCTGCTGCTATTAATGCGTATATAGAGTCGGCAGAGTTTGATATTCAAGATGGTCACAATATTGGTTTTGTGTATCGCATACTTCCAGATATTACCTTCACAGGCTCAAGCGTTAGCTATCCTCAAGTAACCATGACCTTGATTCCGATGATGAACTCTGGCTCAGGGTTTAATAGCCCCCAATCGTTGGGCGGCTCATCATCTGCCACTGTTGCCAGAACATCTACTACGGTGATTGAACAGTTTACCGGCCAGGTTTATGTTCGCGTAAGAGGCAGGCAAATGATCTTTAAGATTGAATCAACTGATCTAGGAAATACTTGGCAACTTGGTGCGCCGCGAATTGACATTCGTTCTGACGGCAGAGCTACTGGAAGAGGTGTTTGATGTACCTAGATAGCCCGCAACCACCTAACTTGCCATTCTCCCCGATAGAGTTCAGTTCCCAATATCAAGAGCAACTTAATAACGCCTTGCGTTTGTATTTTAATCGGTTAAGCAATGTGACCAAATACTTGCTCGGCCCTGAAGGCGGCCAGTATTTGAATATGCCGTTTGCTGAGTTTTTTGACACTACCGATCAAATTGCAGCATCTACCACAGCAGCAAATGTAATTAATTTTTCCAACACGACCTTATCTAACGGCATCACAACACAGAATTCAAACAAGATAGTTTTTGAATATGGCGGTGTGTATAACTTGCAATACAGCATACAGCTTGCAAATGATGACAATGCAACGCAAGACATTGATATTTGGTTTAGTAAGAATGGCACAAACGAAAGTAATTCAAACAGAAGATACGGATTGTCACCACGCAAGTCTTCAGGTGATCCTTATCACACAGTCGCTTGCGCGAACTACACTAACTCGTTTGTCGCAAATGACTATGTGCAACTAAACTGGCGAACATCAAATACGGCAGCATACTTAGAGCATTACACGGCATCGGCAAGTCCAACAAGACCAGCCGTGCCATCGGTTATTGTGACGGCAACGTTTGTTTCTTCAGTACCGGAGTAGATCATGAGCTTTGGTGGCAATTCAGACAACGTAGACTTGGGTGCTTTTAACGATCCACAAAATGTACTTGGCGCAGATCCAAATATCCCTGGCGCTATTGATACAAGCACTTTTGATTTCGGTTCTGGGACGCTAGATGGATCAAATATATTTGGTAGATTTTTATCTGGGAATTCTACGGGTGGTGATAAAGCACTAGCAACGCTTGGATTTGGCATAGCAGCATTAGCATCTGCCTTACGCAACAAGCCGCCAGAAGTAAAGATGCCCGTGTACAAAGAAGCCCCTGTATATAACCGCGCCCTTACTGCACCTATGTTACCGCCACAGCCTGCTCCGCAGAAAAGCGCTAGTGGACAAAATATTTATCAACCTATGGTTGGGTTGCCGCTGTTCTTTAATCCCAATCCATTTCAGTTTAATCCTATAGAGGCTGCCAAGCGTTACGGACCAACGCAGCAAGAAATTGCAGCCGGGCAGCAGGGGTACTCGCAGGGACTGGAGAGGCTTTACCAATCGTTAGGACAGCAGCCTGCGATAGCTATGCAGACAGTTACAGGAGCAACTGGCGGATCAGTGGATGATTTGATGGTTGGTTATGCACAAGGCGGTGACATTACCGAAGGCAGATATTTGCGCGGACCTGGCGATGGGATGTCTGATGACATACATGCGTTCATAGAAGGCGGATCTACAAGAGGTCAGCCTGCAAGATTAGCTAGAAACGAGTTTGTTATTCCTGCCGACGTGGTATCAGATCTTGGTAACGGGTCATCGGATGCTGGCGCAGATCAGTTATATGCCATGATGGAACGAGTACGTGAAGCTCGCCACGGGACGGACAAACAACCGCCGGCTATAAAATCAGGCAAGGTCATGCCCGCATGAATGTTTTTGATCAAGAGTGGGAACGCTGCGGCCCGTGGTTACAAGCTGCGCTTGATCATGCAGGCAACCTATTTACGCTTGACGATATCAAACAAGCCGTGCTACGTGGCGAAGCGATGTTTCACCCTGGGTTAAATGCAGCAGTTATTACTGAGATTCGGGTTTTCCCACAAAAAAAAATTTACAACTGTTGGTTGGCGGGTGGAGACATAGAGGAATTGAAACTAGCATTTGCGCCGGCCGTAAGAAAGTATGCAAAACGTGCTGGTTGTGATGCAATTACGATTCAAGGACGGCCTGGATGGAAGCGTGTATTTAACATGAAAGAAAAAGGGATTGTCTTAACTGAAGAGGTGGTCAAATGAGCCTGGGCGGACCTTCAACAACTGTTACCCAAAGCGCACCCGAGTATCAGCTACCGTATATTTCGGATTTGTACCGCATGGGGCAGCAGATTGCGTATACGCCTTATACGCCGTATACCCTGCCGCGCACGGCAGAAACATCTGGGGTTTATCAACAAGGCGTAGAAGCTGCACAAAAGGTAGCCTCTACTCCGGGGCTGCTTGGACAAATTAATGTTGGTGGGCAAAACATGGGCGTCATGCAGGCGTACATGAATCCTTATCAACAAGCGGTTACAGATGTTGCAAAACAGGCTGCCGTCCGAGAATATGGCACAGGACTGCAAAATCTTAGATCCCAGGCCGCACAACGTGGAGCATTTGGCGGATCGCGTCAGGCCATTATGGAGTCAGAGCTTACGCGTAATCTGGGCCAACAGCTTGGCAATATTCAATTGCAAGGATCGCAGCAAGCGTATCAGCAGGCCGGTCAGTTATATCAACAAGACCTAGCCAATCAAATGCAAAAGGCCCAAACCTTACAACAGCTTGGCCTGACAGATGAAGCTCGCCGGCAACGAGATCTTGACCTTATGTATCAAGAGTTTGAAAAACAACGTCTTT